TGCACTTCGTGCAATCGTGGCCTGGGGCTGTTCAAGGACAGCGTGGACAACCTACACGCCGCAGTCGACTACCTGATGCGTTACGCAAAGGAGTGAAAGCATGTCGAGTACCACTCGATTCCCGAATGGCGTCACCAACGTGGGCGAAGACACGATCTTCGCTGCGCTGGGCCAACTGGCGCCGACGAAGTTCCACACCTACTGGGAGGACTTCGACTACTACACCGCAGCCGACTGGACGGTGACCGAGACCCAGGCTGGTGCCACCCAGGCGCTGACCGACGGCGACGGCGGCTTGCTGCTGCTGACCAACTCTGCGGCCGACGATGATCTCGTGGCGCTTCAGAAGGTCGGCGAGAGTTTCCGCTTTGCGTCTGGCAAGAAACTCTGGTTTGAGGCGCGGTTCAAGGTCAGCGACGCGACGCAGTCCGACGTCGTCGTGGGCTTGCAGATCACCGACACCAGCCCGCTGGACGTGACGGATGGCGTGTTCTTCATCAAGGCCGACGGCTCCACCTCGGTGAGCCTGCTGGTCGAGAAGAACAACACGGCGACCACCACGTCGTCGGTGGCCACCCTGGCGAACGACACGTTCATCACGTTGTCGTTCTACTACGACGGGGTGTCGCAGATCCAGTACGCCGTCAACGGCGTGGTTCAAGGCGCGTCTGTCACGACCAACCTGCCGGATGACGAGGACATGACCGTGTCCTTCGCCATCCAGAACGGTGAAGCCGTGGCCAAGACGATGACTGTGGACTACATCTTCGTCGCGAAGGAGCGGTGACATGGGCCAGTTCAAGCCGATGGTGAAGATGGAGACGACGGAGCCGTCCGTTGAGCTCAAGCTCAAGAAGGGCGGCGAGGTCAAGATGCAGATGGGCGGCCGTGCCCCGATGCGTGACATGCCGGGCATGCCGGCTCGCGGTGGCTCCATGGCCGCTATGAGCCCCGCCAAGCCGTCTCTGGCGGCTCGCCGCCGGGCGATGCAGGCCATGCCTGCTGCAGCGGCTCCTGCGGGCCCTGTGGGGCGTGCTGGCCGCATGATGGCCGAGGGTGGCGAGTCCAAATCGGCCCACAAGGCTGAGATGAAGGCCATCAAGGGCCTGGGCGAGAAGATGTCCGCCCACGCCGCCAAGCCCGCCAGCAAGGCCCACAAGGGCCTGAAGACGGGGGGCGTGGCCAACGCCCAAGGCGGCTACGCTGAAGGCGGCAAGGTGACCACGAAGGTGGACACGGCGACGCGCGACAACTCGCCGGCCAAGACCGGCGGCGTGAAGCTGGGCAACGGCGGCGGATACGCCACCGGTGGCGTGGCCAAGGCGAACGGCGGCGGCTACAAGACGGGTGGTGCCGCAAAAAAAGCCTACGCCACGGGGGGTCGTGTTGACTCTGGTGCTCCCGTGGCGATGCCCCAGGGTCGCAAGGCTCCGTCCAAGCCGGTGAGCATCGACCGGCTGTCCGGCACGTTCAAGGACGGCGGGAAGGTGGATGCCTACGACCAGATCAAGTCGATGGCCATCCCGAAGGAGGCCAAGTCGATGCTTCAGCAGGCTGAGAACGAGAAGGCTTACAAGGCCTTTGAGGAGCAGCAGAAGCGCGGCGAGCCGTCGATCAGCGATATGCTCTCGGGGATCCCGAGTGCGGTGAAGCGCATGTTCAACCGCGACAAGGCGCCTGGATCTGTCACCAAGACGGAGAAGGCTGTCACGGTGGAGCCTGTGCCGAAGAAGCGCGGCGGGGCCTGTTGAACTGGCGGGGGCTTCGGCCCCTGCTGTCCTATGAGGGTCTGACATGACCACGACGTTTTCAAGCATCACGCGTCAGGGCGCCTACGAGCCGTTCGAGCTTCAGGTGGCTCGCGGCCAGATCCAGGGGCACTCGGTCGTCCGAGTGTTCGGCTACAACCCCGATGTCGACACCTCGGAAGAATCGGTGTGGCCGGATGGCGGCACCGTTCCTCACCCGACTGTGGCGTCGGTGCTGAAGATCAGTTCCACCAGTGCCAACGACGCAGCAGCGGGCACGGGCGCTCGGACGGTGTTCATTGCCGGGGTGAACGGCAGCTACAACATCGTCTCGGAGACGGTGACGCTGAACGGGCAGACGGCCGTCAACACGGTCAACGAGTACCTGTACGTCAACGAGTTCTACGTGGTGACGGTCGGCAGCGGCGGGGCCAACGCTGGCGACATCAACGCCGGCACGGGCGTGGTGACTGCCGGGGTGCCGGCGGTGCTGTACGACGAAATCGCGACCGGCTACAACCAGCGCACCACGGCGCACTACTGCGTGCCTGCTGGCTACACCGGCTACATGACCGAGGGCATCTTCACGGCTGGTCAGGCGTCTGGATCGACCTCGGTGACGGGCTTCCTGAAGCAGCATGGGCCGGATGGCATCTTGCGCGTGAGCGCGGTGGTCGCGATCAACAACGGGTCGGTGCAGTACGACTTCGGTCCTCCACTGGCCATTCCCGAGAAGAACTGCATCGGCGCGACGGCGGTCGGCGCTGCCAACAACAACGCGGTGAGCGCCTTCTTCAACATCATCCTCATCAAGAACGGGCCGTGATATGCCAGCGAAGACCAAGTCGCAGTTCCGCCTGATGAAGGCGACCGAGAACAACCCGAAGTTCGCGAAGAAGGTCGGGATCAAGCCTTCGGTGGCGGCTGAGTTCACCTCGGGCAACGTCAAGGGCCGCTCATACAAGAAGCTGCCCGAGGCGAAGATGCGCGGCGGCGGATCGTGCTGGTGAGCCATGGCGAAGAACGTCAGCCTCGCCATCGGTCGTGGGGAGAAGCTGCCGGCTGATCGCGGTGCTGGGCTGACCGCGAAGGGCCGGGAGAAGTACAACCGCGAGACCGGGTCAAACCTCAAGGCGCCGCAACCCCAGGGTGGGCCGCGGCGTGATTCATTCTGCGCCCGCATGGGCCCGGTGGCCCGCAAGAGCGAGCCGGGCAGCCGGGCGCGTGCTTCCATGAAGCGCTGGAACTGTCCGGGAGGTTGGTGATGGCCTATTCGGGCACGGTTGGAACGACGCTCGTCTCGGTCCAGAAGCTGATCGACCACGGGGCGCGGCGCTGCGGCAAACTGGCCGAGGAGTTGACCTCGGAGCAGGTGCAGGCGTCGCGCACGATGCTGTTCTACCTGCTGTCGAACCTGATTAACATCGGGATTCAGTATTGGGCGATCAACAAGAAGGTCATCGGCCTGAACGCGAACCAGTACATCTACGACCTCCCTGTGGGCGGCGTGGACGTGCTGCAGGCGCTCTACAGGCGCATGAATCGACCGTCTGGCAATGGATCGTCCAGTGCTGGAGGGAACGTGGCCAACGCCTTTGACGGCAACGTGGACACGATCTGCACGCAGGTGTCCCCCAACGGCAACCTGTCGGTGGCGTATTCGGGCCCTGAGTACATCGGGTCAATCGGCGTCCTTCCTGGGGCGTCTGGGACGTTCGATGTGGTCTTTGAGACCTCGCAGGACAACGTCTCGTGGACTACCCTGTACAACCCGGGCTCAACGGCCTGGGTGGACGGCGAGTGGATCTGGTACGACATCGACCCAGGTGCGTCTGCCCCGTACTACCGGATGCGCGAGACGGGGGGAGCGACCCTGAGCGTGCGGGAGTTGTACTTCGGGAACAACTCCACCGAGATCACGATGGCCCGGCTGAACCGGGACGACTACACGAACCTGCCCAACAAGAACTTCACGGCGAACCAGCCCTTCCAGTTCTGGGTGAACCGCACGATCCCCCAGGCCGAGTTGTACCTGTGGCCGGTGCCGGCGAACGACTTCGTCCAGATGACCGTGTGGTACTCGCGCCAGATCATGGATGTGGGGCAGTTGTCCGGCGAACTGGAGATTCCGCAGCGCTGGTATCTGGCGGTGCAGAACATGCTGGCGCACCAGATGGCGATGGAACTCCCCGGGGTGGCGATGGACCGCATCCAGTACCTGGAGGGGCAAGCCGAGAAGTACCTGATGCTGGCCGAGCAGGAGGAGCGCGACAAGTCGCCCATCTATTTCGCGCCGTCCATCGGTGTCTACACGAGATGACGCATGCCGCGCTTTCTTGACACGCGAGGTCTGTCTGACCTCGCAATCGCAGTTTGCGACAGGTGTCGCATGAAGCGTGCCCACGCGGAGATGCGGCCGGACCCCAACTTCCCCGGGTTGCAGGTGTGCGGCCAGGGGTGTGCTGACGACAAGGACCCGTACCGGCTGCCGGCGCGGAAGACCGAGAAGATCACCATCAGGTTCCCCCGCCCGGACGAGAGCGTGGCGGTGGACGACAACAACCTGATCACGGGGCCCTACCTGAACGCGGTGATCTCGACGCAGCAGAATACGCAGGTGCCGTCTCAGAACGGCAACCTAGATGGAATCGAGGTCTGAATGAACGTCACGATCACTCAGTTGCCGGCGGCGGGTCCGATTGTCGGGACCGAGCTTGTGCCCATCGTGCAGGACGGCCAGACTCGGCAGACCACCACTGCTGCGATTGCGGCGTCCCCG